ATGAACGCGATGCTGGTTGAGGATAAGTATTTGGACCCGCCGTTGGCTGTGTCTGCCGATTTCAAAGATAGGATGGTGGACCTATCTCCCGGCGCTAAGTCAACTTTCACTGGCAGTGTCGATGACGTTAAGAAAGCGTTTACGAAGCTGGTGGAGATAGACCCACGGGCGATTGAGATTTACGAAGGGAAAATCACCAACGCCGAGAATAAAATCCGCAGGTTGTTTTACAATGAGCTATTCCTGATGATCGCGCAGGAAGACCGGCGCATGACGGCGACTGAAGTTATGGCCCGCAATGAAGAGAAGATGATAATGATAGGGCCGGTGATCGAACGGTTGCTCTATGAACTACTGGACCCGATTATTGAGCGAGTGTTCAACCTGTGTGCGCGGGCTGGCTTACTGCCTCCGCCTCCTCCCGATATCACCGAGGCTGAATACAAGGTTGAGTATGTAAGCATTTTGGCGCAGGCGCAGAAGTTGGTTAATAGCCAATCAATGCAAGCCTACCTTGCGACGGCAGAGCGTATAGCGGCCTTTGAGCCGGGTAGTATCGCGAAGACCAATTGGGACCAGTTCTTGGAGAGCTACGGCGATACGGTGAATCTGCCGGCGCGGATTGTGCGGGAAGACGATGAGGTTGCCGAGATTCGGGAGGCGCAAGCGGAAGCACAGCGGCAGCAGCAGGCTATCCTTGAAGACCAGGCGAACGCAGACTCGCTGAATAAGTTGGGTAACACGCCGTCCGGTGAAGATACGGCGCTGAACGACCTCAAGCAGACTATGGGGGCTGCGTGATTGACAACAAACGTGCCGCATGGATCGAGTCAAAAAGAGCTGACCTTGCCGATGAGGAGTCTCACTATAACCGAATTAAGCGGGTTTTTGGGACAGATGACGGCATTGCCGTTGCTCAGTGGATTTTACAAGACCTCTGTAGGTACTGGATACCAAGCCTGGGTGCTGACGACCTGGGAAGGTACAATGTCGGGCGGGTTTTCATCGACACGCTTGCTATTGCAGACATCGGGATTTGTCACCGGATATTTGACGCCCGAAGAGAGTTAGCATTAAGGCAGCGCAAGTGCGATCTTGCGGCCTTGAGTGAAGCGGAACGCAAATTAGGAAAGGAGTAGTTATGACCGAAAACGCAGGCACCCCGAACGCGGGGAATAGCGGCAACCAGGGCGGCAACGAGCCGCAACCGATAAGCGTTTCCATCCCCCCCGCATGGATGGAAGACGATAATTTCAAGGGCTTCTTCAAGGAAGAGAACGGGCAAAAGGCGTTCGACCTTGAAGGTTTTCAGAAGCATTACCTTGAAACCAAGCAGGCGCTACCGGCCGTGCCTGAAACGTCCGATGCGTATAAGTTTGAGTTTCCCGAGGGCTGGCCGCTCGATGAGGCCGCAATCAAGGTGCAGCGTGAAATGGCTAAAGCTGCCGGACTGACACAAGCGCAGTATGAGCAGGTCGTTAAACATGACGTTGCTCGTCTGACAAGTGCCGCCGAAGCAGAGACCACAAAACACGCTGAAGCCGTTGCGACCCTCAGAAAAGAGTGGGGCCAGAAGTATGACGGGAATGTAACACTGGCAAAGAAGGCTGCCGAAACGTGGTTCGGCAAGGGTGTGGGAGATTTGCTCGATCATGAAACCAATCCTGCAATCATCCGTGGGCTGTATGCGATAGCCTCTAAGATGGGTGAGGACACGTTGCGGCAAGGGGGTGCGCCGGAAGCAAAGCGGCCGGTTGGCCCCGATGGTAGACCACGATTAGCATTTAAATCAATGGGCGATTAGCCCAAAGGAGCAATTAAGAAATGGGTGACATTACTGATAGCAGACTTGGCCTCGTTGAAGTGGTCAAGCGGCATGACCCGAACGGCAACCTGGCGACCATTGCCGAGGTGCTTGCACAAACGAACGAAATTATTGGAGACGCGATTTGGAAGGAAGGAAATGACGTTTTCAGCAATAAGACCGTGCGCCGGTCTTCGCTTCCTTCCGGTACTTGGAGAAAGTTGAATCGCGGCGTTGCGGCTTCTTCGAGCGATACTGTCGAGCTGATCGACACGATTGGTATCCTTGAGGCGCGGGCCGAGAACGATGTCGAAATCATCAATGCCTTCTCCGACCCCAAACAGGCCCGCATGGACGAGGCGCAGGCGTTTATCGAGGGTCTTTCTCAGGAGATGGCGCAAACGATGTTGTACGGAAACGCTACGACGGCCCCAGAGGAATTTACGGGGCTTGCTCCCCGCATGGACGCGCTTGCGGCTACGGCAAACGTGATTGGCGGTGGCGGTTCGACCACGCTTACCTCTATCTATGTTGTCACCTGGGGTCCAAACGCCGTTTATATGGCGTATCCGCGCAACACCTCTGGCGGGTTGCAGCACGAAGACCTGGGGATTCAGGATGCGCTTGATTCCTCGAGCAACAAGTTCCGCGCTTATGTGGACCGTTTTGTGTGGCGGGCTGGCATGGTCGTGAAAAACCCGAAGTGCATGGCGCGGTACGCGAACCTTGAGCCGACCGGCACCACGACCACGTTTGATGAGGATGAGCTTATCCGGCTGCTGAATCGCATGGTGGTTACTTCCGGTACCCGCATTTACGCCAACGTGAACATGATGACGCAGATGCAGATTCGGCTGAAGGACAAGACTAATGTGTACTTCACCCGTGACCAGGGGCTTGACGGTGGTGGGCCGGTGCTGCGGTTCCAGGGTGTTCCGGTGCGGAAGTGCGAGCAGATTCTTGATACCGAAACTGCTATTTCCTAACTACTGACGCCTGACGGCGAAGGAGAGCAATAAAGATGGCTGTTCAATACGAATATGAGTTTTGTGACGCAACCAGCGTTATCGGCAACAACAACTCCCTTACCCGTGGTGACACCAATTACAAAGCGAACGCCGCTACCAACAAAACCGCGTGGGGCGGAAACGCCAACGCTCAGATTGGTGGAATGACGTTTGTGGTGGTTCCTACCACGGCGCTCACCGCTGCAACGAGTGCGGTTGTGTATCTTGCTTCCAACACCACGAACACGCTTGTTTCCGGCACCTATCACACCAGCGTTACGATTGCGGCCAATACCGCAGCCGGGACGGTTCACAAGGCCAAGGTGCCTGTTGGGACGGAGCGTGGCGCGTATCTTGGCGTTGTGGTGGTCGGTAGCGGCAACATTGCGGCCGGCGCTATCAACGCATTTCTGACCGCCGACGAAGGGCATTTGGTTGACTAAGGGAGGTTATGCCAGTGGCTAACTATGCAGTAAATGCTTACAAAGGCAAGGGGATTGCTCACGCGCAGAACACGGCGCAGCGTGATTTTATCAAGCCTGATCTGATGTATAAATATCATATCAGGACTGCCTCAACTGCTGCCAACAACCATGTCGAGGGGTATCTCTACATCAACAAGGCGTTCAACACCTCGACCGGCCTGCTGTCCAATGACACGTTGACCGTTACGATTGTTGACGGCACCTAACACCAATAGGGGGAGGCTATCGAGTCTCCCCCTTACCCCACCTACCAGAAGGGAGCCGACGAATGGCTAGACAGAAATACAAGTGCGTTACGAAGTGTTTTGCCTATAACAAACTGTTTAAGAAAGGCGAGATGTTTCCGGTAGCATGGATGGACAGCGGTTATACTCCTCCTCCCGAATACTTCTGTAAAGCGGAGGATTATGAGGACGCTATTAAGGAAGTAGAAGTAAAGTCACGGATTATTTACTCTGCGGCCGAAGACCCCCGGCCGACTGCTCAATTGATTGAAGAGTTAGCGCGGTTCATGGATGTACCGAAGGATTGGAACCGGAAACGTATCTGGATGGCGTTGAAACAAAGAGAAATGGCCGAAGAGCATACCGAGCCTACTACTGCCAGAAGGGGCCGGCCTCCGAAGGAATAGATAAATGACCGATTGGTATTTTTATCCATACAAGGGGCTGACGGGTGGGGCTGACGGTGCGCTCGATTCGTTGGACGGCGATCTACTCAAGGACGGAGATGCGGCTTTTATCGTAGACCCTGTTAATAGGGACACGATTGTTTTCTCTCTTGATGAGGATTCGGGCGCTACTGAAGACGGCATTTATGTGATTGCGCCGGACAGCAACGCCGGGGATAAGCGGTGGCTTAGAACGACAAACGGCGGTAAATTTCTGCAATCAGGGACAGGGGCGACTCCAAGAACTACCCTTGCAAAAGCCCGTGAAGTTTTAAGTGTAACTGATTTCGGTATGTCCCCTAGCGCGTCTGCTGCCGCTAACACAACTGCTTTTCACGCTGCCGTCGCAGCAATGTCTGACGGCTCATGCTTGGAAGTCCCTGCCGGGAAATACGTTGTTACAAATCTGATCTATAACCCCCCGCCATACAGCACCTTGCGATGTATGGGCGAGTTTGAATCTGCTGCGGCAGGAGTGGCTTTTACGTTTGGTCAAGCATCTGGAACCACAACAAATGTCATGCTTAATTGCAGGGTTGACAACCTTAAAGTAAGAAGCGCGACACAGGATCATACTGCTGGAAGGGTAGGGGTATTAATCCACAATTCTTCTGGAAGCTATATAGATATTCGTGCGGTTTACGGGTTTGAAACAGGAGTAAAATGTTGGGGTGAGGGGGCCGGTGTTGCCTACAATGAAATTCATTTAGGTTACATAACAGAAAACAAGTACAGCGTGGTATTGACTGCTGATGCGACTGGTTGGTGCAACGACAATAATTTTCATTCAGGCGCTTTGTGGTGGACGGAACAGGACACAAGCGGGTTTATCCATATATGGTTAGACAACTGCACAAATATAGTCAACAATAATAGATTTTATGGCACAAGTTTAGAAAGTGTCGGCAACACGGGCGAGGGTGACACTTTAGGGTTATATTGTGAGGGGTGGAATAACTACTTCTTCATGTTGCGTTATGAAATGCACTCTGCGGATTTAAAAATAGAGTTAAATGTAAACAGTGCATACAATGTTGTTTTTCATGGTTATGGGTTGCCTGATACCGATGCTGGCATTGTTACTGATAACGGTACTGCAAATCAGATTTGGACATCTGCCGGGTTATCAGTAGCGGGTGCATCTCTTTTAGCGTTGCGGCAAAGTGGTGTTTCCGCCATGACTAATGTTTCAGCGCCGTCTAATCTTAATGCAGACACGGTTACAGTAGCAGAATTGGCAGATATAGTAGGTACGCTTATAACCAAACTTAGAACGCATGGGCTTGTAGGGGATTAAAAATGCCTGTCTATTGGGCTTCAAGTGCTGGGATAATTACGTCTGCGGGAAGCGGCCTCACAACCGAGCTGGCAGTGTGCAAGTTGGCTATGACATGGCTGGGGGCCGATCCTTCTGCGTTGTCTAATGTCACCACGATCACCAACAACAGCAGCAAGGAGGACACCCTTTGCAATGTTGTTTATGAGAGTGCGCGGAAAGCGGTGCTTGAGGATTATAACTGGCAGTTTGCCAAACGGCACTTTCAGCTTAACCCGGCAGATGGATATTATGAAAGTCCGTCTTACAACGCTAATGCTGCGTATATTTCGATTAGCAATATCACAAAGGCCGACCCTGCCGTTGTGACAACCTCTGCCAATCATGGATTTTCTGACGGTTATTTGGTCAAAATAAGCGATGTTGTCGGCATGACGCAGATGAACAACCGCACGGTAAGATGCGCCAACAGCAACGCGACCACGTTCCAATGCTACGGGCTAAATTCGGTCAACTTCAACAACTACACAAGCGGCGGAAACGCGATCCGATATGAGGCGTTTTCTGATTATCAAAATGGTTATGTGTTTGATGTGCCGGCAGACTTCTTGCGGCCGGTGGCGCTTGAGGGCCGGCCTCAGTATGAGGTGGTGGGTAGCGGTAACTCCCAGCGGATTCTATGCACGGAGCAGGACCCGATTATTGAGTATATCGCCAATGTGACAACCGTATCTGAAATGAGCGAAGGCTTCAAACGGGCCTGGGCCGCGAGGATTGCGGCAGAGTTGGCAAACCCGCTACAGAAGAAAAACGCGGCCATGAAAGATATGTGGGCTTGGTATCAGCAGGTATTGAACTCCGAAAGCAAACCATCAGATTCAAAGAACGTGGACCCGAAGCACTTGATTCGTGAGAAGTCTAACGTGTTGAAAGACGGCGGCTGGCAGTAATGGCGACGATTCCCGTAGTCAAGCGGATATTCAATAGCGGCGAGTTTAGCCCGAAGGTTTACGGGCGAACCGACATTGACCGCTATGAGGGCGGTGTTAAGACGATGCTCAACTTTGTCCCTCTGCCGCAGGGGGGGGTTGTGCGCCGGCCTGGGACAAAATACATAGCCACAGCTAAGAACAACACCGTTCAACTGATTCCGTTCCAATTTAGTACTACACAAGCCTATATTCTTGAGTTTGGAAACAACACTATGCGGGTGTTCAAGGATGGCGGCATAGTGCTTGGCGCTAATAACGCTATCTACGAGGTGGCAACAGGCATCACCGGGAACAATATCGGCAACCTGCAATACGCGCAGAGCTTCGACACGCTTTACCTTGTCAACGGCAACATGGCCCCGATGCAGTTGACGCGCACAGCACACAACAATTGGGCGTTAAATAATTGCACGTTTGCAAACAACTCGACCCCGTCAGATTGGAACAACAACTATCCACGTTGTGTCACGTTCTACCAAGACAGGCTTGTTTTCGGAAGTCCGCCGAATTATCCCTCCAGGCTGTACCTTTCGCAAACATCTAATTACCTTGACATGACAACCGGGACAAACGATTCGGATGGGTTTGTTATCAATCTGCTATCCGGCACGGCTGATGTAATACAATGGGTGTCAAGCCACAAGGCGCTTGTGTGCGGGGCTGATTCTGGTGTGTGGTCGGTATCGAGTGCGAACGGTGCCAATGCTGCGATAACTCCGACGAACCGCAAAGCTGACAAGGATAGCTATTTTGGTTCCAGCACGGCACGGCCGGCGCAACTTGGCGACCACGTTATTTACACTCAATACCTCGCAAGCAAGATTAGGGACTTGAGTTACAGCTACGAGTCGGACGGCTACGCTTCAAGTGAAGTGTCGGTGTTGGCGGATCACTTGATAGAGGGCAAGACCATCACCGAGCTTGCTTATCAACAAAGTCCGTTTGAAATCGTTTGGATGCGCCGAAGTGACGGCCGGCTGATTGCACTTACTTATCTTGCCGAGCACAAGGTCATTGGTTGGAGCCAACATACTTGCGGAAATGTTGTTTCGATTGCCTGTATTCCCGGCACTCTTGAAACAGAGTTGTGGATGGCGACAAGCCGGAACATCAACAACAACACCGTCACCTACATCGAACGCATGGAACCGTTCTATTTTACAAGCAAGAATAATGCCATATTTGTTGATTGTGCGCTTTCTGGCAATTCAAACAACAACACGATAACGGGCCTGGATCACCTTGAAGGTGAGGCGGTTTCTTACCTGGCGGATGGTGTTCCGGGGCGGGCCACGGTTGCTGAAAACTCTATCACGATTTCTGCGAACAGCGCCAATAATCTGATAGTCGGCCTACAATATCAATCCGACCTTGAAACACTGCCGGTTGAGGTTGAGGTCAAGAGCGGCCCGACGATGTTTAAAACCAAGCGCATTGTCGAGGTGGGGATACGTTGCCGCAACACGGCGGGCGGCACCTACGGGCCGGACAGCAACCATCAGACAACCCTATTTAACAACAATGCGGCGTTGTTCAACGGCGATAAGACGAACCTATCACTGCGCGGCGGGCATAATTCGCATAAAACGGTTTTGATACGTCAGAGTGACCCGCTCCCAATGGCGATTGACGCTATTGGAATGGAGGTTGAAGTAGAATGAATCCCGGCCTGATGTTTATGATTGGCGGGAGTCTGCTTAGTGCCGGCGGCTCTGCATTTGGCGGCTATCAGGCTATCAAGCAGGGCAAGTATGCGTCTGACATTCTGGGGTATCAGAGCCAGTATGCCAAGGCACTGACCGAGATTGAGGCCGCTAAAATCGACCGTCAGGCCAAGCAGACGATAAGCGCACAGCGGGCGCAGACGGCGGCAAGCGGTATCAGGACAGACGTTGGCGCTCCGCTTGAGATTGAGGCCGAAACTGAAATCCTTGCGGATATAGACAAGAATATTCTCCGCATGAGCGGCGGGATTGAGTCTTTGCGGTATCAGACGGCAGCGACGATGGCGCGGGCGCAGGGCTACGGACAGGGGAGTGCAATGTTTGCACAAGGGGCCGGGAGTCTTCTTAACACCGGGCTTGACATAGCGCAGCGGCAGGGGTGGTTTGCACCTACGAAGCGGCCCGTAATGTCACAGACGCGGGCATTGCAGCTTGTTAAATAAATGGGCGAGATAGAAAAAGCGCAACTTATTTTTCTTGATTCGATTGAGCGCAACCAGGCGGAAGTAGCCCGTGCCTTGCAGGGACAGCCCGAAGCGTTGCGGGAGTTGATCGGTGCGGCTACCAGTGAGTTGCGGCTTGCGATGCTGGCGGTTGCCGAGGCTATCGGGAAGATACCGCAGCCGGCGAAGCCCGACCCGCCGCAATCGCTTATGCCGGTGCTTGAGGCTCTTGGCGCACTTGCCAATGCGCTTGTCATGCAGACGAACAAGGTAATGGCGGAAATGGTGCGGCAGGCCGACCGGCTTGCATCTCCCCCGCCTAAGAAGTGGCGCTTTAACATCGACCGGAATTATCAGACCGGCAGGATTCAGGAAGTGACGGCCGAGGTGGTTGATGGCGTATGAAATGACTGTGTGGGAGAACGGCAACACTCCCGCAATTAACGCAACCAATCTGAACAAGATCGAGCAGGGCATAGCTGATGCTCACAATATCTTGTTGACTCCAGGCAATAACGGGTTGTCTGCTTATGAAGTTGCGGTTGAAAACGGTTATGAGGGCAACGAAACACAATGGCTGGCATCCTTGGTGGGACCGCAGGGCCCGGCAGGGGCCAATGGTTTAGACGGTGCTCCTGGCCCTGCTGGTGCCAATGGTGTTGATGGTGCGAATGGGTTGGACGGAGCGAACGGCCTTGACGGGGCGAATGGCGCTAATGGTGCGTCTGCTTACGAGATAGCTGTTGGGCTTGGATATAACGGGAACGAAAGCGAATGGCTTGACTCTTTGGTGGGGCCACAAGGACCGGCCGGCGCGAACGGGATTGATGGGGCTAACGGGGTAGATGGTGAGAATGGCGCTCCTGGCACACCTGGTGAAAATGGTGCGCCTGGGGCGAATGGTGTGGATGGGCGCACGGTTTTAAGCGGTGCCAACAATCCCGGTGATGAGGCCGGCGCAAACGGTGATTTCTGGATTAGCACGAACAACCACACGATATGGGGGCCGAAAGGCAACAATTCCTGGAATGATACGGGGCCGACTTCTTTAATCGGCCCTGCGGGGGCGAACGGTGTTGATGGCGAAAACGGTGCTCCGGGGGCTAACGGCAACGATGGGGTTGGTATACCATCAGGAGGAAACACCGGGCAATATCTAACCAAAGCTGACAACGGGAATTACAACTCACAATGGTCTACGCTTCCGTCGATACCTGTGCTGAAT